ATGGCAAGAACAACACGAATACGAAGACTTTAACTTAGAAGGCGAAGGAGTAATAAACGTGCACTTATGCACTAACATAGATTGTAACGTGGAGGAGGTTTACATATTTCAGAAAGACGATGCCGAGGTGTAAAAACTGCAAAGAGAAATTTGAAGCCAAGCACTTTAATCAAAAATATTGCTTCAAGCCTGAATGCGTTAAAGCGTGGGTAAAAACTGCAAAGGTCAAGAATTGGAAGAAAGAAAAAAAAGAACTAAAGGAATCTCTGGAAACCGTTCAAAGTTTAATGAAGAAAGCTCAAAAGTATTTTAATACATATATCCGAGAGCGAGACAAAAAAAAACCTTGCGTTTCTTGTGGTCAGCCTTTAGGATCTAAATTTGATGCTGGACACTATTTCAGCAGCGGAACGCACAAAGCGGTTACATTTGATGAGAGAAACGTTCACGGTCAATGCGTGGCGTGCAACCAACATAAACACGGAAACTTGCTAAACTATCAAACAGGAATACAAGAAAGAATCGGAGCAGATGAACTTATTGAATTACACGCAAAGGCGCATAACACAATAAAATATTCAAGGGAGGAGCTGCGAAATATTATTGAGGAGTACAAGCAAAAGACGAAAGCTTTAAAAGAATAATTTTTATATCAGGAATATTTTTATTAATTTTATATCACTAACAATTAAAATCGTATTATGAAAGGAAAACCAATCCAGGTTTCAGCGACCGCTGGAATCTTATCAATCAAAATTCAAGGCAGAAAAATAATCAACGAGCGCATTGACCATCAATGGCTTTTTGATTTAAGTTTTAATAAGGCGATTTCCTATAAGGAAGCTATATATGCGGAGGCAAACAAATGCGGCTTGGAGGGAGATTACAAAGGAGAAAAAGAACTCAGAGAAACTTATCACAATTTTAATCGCTATGTTGCACATTATGACTTTGTGCAGAATTATATAAACCAAAATAAATAAACACGTTATGAACAAACTAATCGAAAGACTTGGAGAAATCCAACAACAACTGAAAGCGCCAAAGAATCAGTATAATAGCTTTGGGAAGTACAAATATCGAAGTTGCGAGGATATTATGGAGGCGGTAAAGCCTTTGCTCAATGGCTTAGTATTAAACCTTACCGATGAGGTAAAAGAAGCTGCTGGCTGTATGTATGTCGAAGCGACTGCAATGATTACCGACGGCAATAAAGTGCAAGCGGTAAAGGCTCAGGCTGGTATTGACATTAACCGCAAAGGAATGGATATTGCTCAGAGCTTTGGATCCTCCTCCAGTTATGCAAGGAAGTACGCATTGAATGGATTGTTTCTAATTGATGATACAAAGGATGCTGATTCAACAAATACTCACGGAAAGACGAAAGAGAAAAAGAAGCTAAATGCATCTACTTTCAAAAATGCTTTAGAAATGATAGCTAACGGAGAGTATACAGCAGAGAAACTTAAAGAAAATTATGCATTAACTCCTAAACAAATAGAGCAACTATGAAAGATTTTAAGATAAGATGCTCCGCAATTGGTAAGATAATGCCTAACAGTCGTACAAAAGGGCAATTAAGCAAGACCTGTCAAAGCTATTTAGAGGACTATGCTATTGAGAAAATGTACGGATATAGCAAAGACGTATGGAGCAAAGCCATAGATAAAGGCTTAGCGGTTGAAGATGCAAGTATTGAGCTTGCTGAGGAGGTTTTGAAGATGGGCGCAATGTCAAAGAACGAGGAGTTTTACGAGAATGAATACTTGACAGGAACGCCTGATGTACTAAATGACAATTTCGTCCTTGATGTAAAGAGTAGTTACGATGCAACAACCTTTCCCTGGTTCAAGAAAGATATACCGAACAAGGACTACTATTACCAGCTACAGGGTTATATGGAACTTACAGGAAGACGGAAAGCCTACCTCGTTTATTGCTTAGTAGATACACCGAGCGATATTGTAGAGGATGAGGTAAGGAGAGTTCACTACAAGCTCAAAGAAATAGACGATAACCCAATAGTACGAAATGCGGTAGAAATGCAACACAACTTCCAGAGAGTACCAAAGGAGCAGAGAATAAAATGCTATGAGATTGATTACGATCCTGAAGCGATTGAAAAGATATACAACCGAGTTAAGGAATGCCGAGAGTATTACGAGACATTAATTCACGAACAATTTAAAGTTTTAGGCTGATGGATTTTAAGGAATATCAAAAGAAAATGTCAGATAAGTATGGCGACGCTGAAGAACTTTATAAACAAAGAAAAGTTAAAGGTTTAACAAAAGAAGATATTATTGTCAAAGAAGATAATTTTATTGAAGTAAAGGAAAGTGTCGCTGTTCATTGGAGAAATCGGCAACCTAAGGAAACAAAAGAAATAGAGGTTGATGGAGAAATATATAGCAGAGTAGTTAAAAAAAGTTACATTCACGATGTTTATGCCTTTTGGATGCCTGATATAGAGTATTGGGCTACAATAGCTGAATATGTATTTAATTTTGAACTTCTTGATTTAGAATACAAATTCCGAGAATGTGTTGGTGTAAAATATCAGTATAGAATGAGCGATAGTGATGACATAAATTGCATACGGAATTTATTTGAACTGGGTGTATTAGATAAAAGAATAATAGATGTTAGAGGTGGTAAGTTTGAATTTAGCAGATATAAAGAAAAAGATTTTATAAACGCTTTAGAAATTGGTAATATTTATGACATTGAAATAAACCTTAACATATATGAATATGGCTGGCAAAACTACTTATATTACACTATCAGCTTAGATACATTTTTTAAGATTAACGGTAAGAAAATAAAAAACATTGAACCTTATTATATCAAAATGTTTCAAGATTTAGGTTTGAATTTATTAAAAACTTCTTATGAAGATAGATTATCTTGGTTTAAAAAGTTTGAGAGGCAAGAGGGGGAAATAGAACGCAAAGAAATATTGTCTTATAACTATTCTTATAACAAACCAGAATCGCAATGCTACATAATAAAAGACGAAAACACAGGTCTATATAAAATAGGCAAGTCATTGGATCCGTTGAGCAGAGAAAAAACTTTGCAATCTGAAAAGCCGACATTAAAAGCGGTCAAGATATTTAGGGAAGACCACGAGTCGGAGCTTCATAAATTGTATAAAAAACAAAGAGTGAGAGGCGAATGGTTTAAACTAAATAATATTCAATTAGAATACGTTTGTAGAAACTATAACTAATATGCAATCAAAACACGAAAAATTAAAATAAAAACAAATGAATGTAAAAGGAAGATTACACCTAAAAGGGGAAACCCAACAAATCAGTCAAAAATTTGCAAAGAGAGACTTTGTTATCGAAACGGAGGACAAGTATCCTCAATTAGTTTCATTGCAGCTAACGCAAGATAAATGCGGTTTGCTGGATGAGTACGAGGTAGGCGATGCGATTGATGCTGACATAAACATACGAGGCAGAGAATGGACTTCACCAAAAGGCGAAGTAAAATATTTCAATACTCTGGAAGCTTGGAGATTTAACCGAGCGCAACCTGAAGAGGTATCCTACGAAAGCAACGATTCTGACGATGTTCCGTTCTAATACGGATTTTTAAATGTTAGTAATTAGCCGAGCAGAGATGTTCGGCTTTTTAATTTAAAAAAAATGTTATCTTTGATATGAAATGCAATTATGGTCGCGGCATAAGTGTAACCAAAATGGATGACCCTATCAATGTTACACAAGCATTCACTTTTTTTCGTTGATAACAAGCACTCAGAAATGGGTGCTTTTTTTGTGATTAAAAAATTATCACTACTTTTGATTAGATACTAACCAATGGAGTGGATTGTAAAAGTTCAAGAAAAGCAAGATGATTTTATCAGGATCATTCACGACTTAGGCGAACATTTTTACGCTGAGGACATTGTGCAAGAGTTCTATATCAAGCTAATGAAATACGGAAAGGAAGAGATTGCAATCAAGGATGGCGAGCTAAATATGGGTTACTTATATACGATTCTTAAAAATTTATTCTTAAATTATCAGCAAGAAAAACAAAAGGTGCGCAAAATAGATATAGAGGATAATCCAATTGCTGTCGAATACGATTACTACCAGCCAAACGATAGCGAGAACTTGGAAGCTGCAATCATTAAGGAGATGAATACTTGGTCGTATTTTGATAATGGAGTCTTTAGAGTTTATACAGGGATCCAGGATAAGCACCGAGAGGATGCAATCAGTATGAGAGCAATTTCCGAAGGCTCAAACATCAGCACAAAGACGATATTTTACACTTTGAAAAGATGCAAGGCAAATCTCAGAGAGAAACTAAAAGACGAATACCGATACTTTGTAAAGCAAAAAAACAAAAAGTAAGTTATGAGCAAAGGAATGGAATACAAGGAGTTTAAAATAGGCAACGGCAAAAGCACTAAGCGGAGGGTGTGGCTCAGAACAGCTTCAGCTTTAGGACATAAAGATGAGCCATATTATAAAACGGAAAAAGAAATGCTTGAGGATAAGATATACAACTACGCATCTTTAAGCGAATCAGAGAAAGGAATATACACTAAACTTAAAAACAATGAGCATAGACAATCAGATTTTTAACCATTACAGGGAACAACAAGCAAGGATTGAGGAAAGCATTAAGCTGCTGGAGGAACACGGATACACCGTACAAAAGCAAGAGGAGACCAGACCAATATATCGAACCAAGTACATCAAGCAAGAAATAAAAAGATTACAAAGCAAACTTGTAGGCAACCTTAAAGCAGATTTACAAACGCAAAAGGAGATTGATATAATGCAATCTTTATTATGCATTTAAAACAAAGAAGATGAGTAAAACAACAAAAAAACGGAAACCAAGAAAGCAACCAGCCAAAGGAGTAGGCGATATAGTTGAGGAGGTATTGGATAAAACAGGAGCTGCAAAGGTCGCAAAGTTTATTTTAGGAGAGGACTGCGGATGCGAGGATCGTAAAGAAAAGCTTAACGAGTTATTCAGAACTACAAAGAAGCCTGATTGCTTACTGGAAGACGAATACAATTGGCTAAAGGAATGGTTTGCAAAAGAAACAACAACCTACCGACCAAGCGAAAGAGACGAAATGATAAAAATATACAGCCGTATCTTTAGAGTAAAAACAAACGCAACAAACTGCGCAAGCTGTCTCAGGGAAATACATAACAAGATGAAGACGGTTTTTGAAACTTACGAATAATGAAAATAGAAAAGGTAAAAATATCTCAGGTAAAGAATAACCCAAATAACCCAAGGGTAATAAAGAACGATGACTTCAGGAAATTAGTTAAGTCGATTAAGGAGGCACCTTGGATGTTGCAGTTGCGTTCCATCATAGTAAATGACGATAACATTGTACTCGGAGGCAACCAAAGATTGAGAGCTTGCAAAGAGGCTGGATTAAAAGAAGTTTACATAATCAAAGCGAGTTCATTAACAGAGGAACAACAAAGAGAATTCATAGTAAAGGACAACATCAGTTCAGGGGAATGGGATTGGGATGCTTTGGCTAATGAATTTGAAGCAGAAAAGCTTGAGAGCTGGGGTTTAGATTTGCCTATTAATGTTCGTATTGATGAAATGGAGGAAGATGAGGAGATTGTATTGCCTCAGAGCGTGCAACTGGAGCCACCAAAAGAGTATATATTGGTAATGGCTGAGCCTAACAGCGTTGATTGGGAGGAAATAAAGGAGCAGCTCAAACTAAAGGTTGTACGCAATGGCGGATACAAAAAAGGAAGCGCATTTGATTCAGTAAGCATTGAGCGAGTTATAGAGTGGAAAGATTTTAAACAACGATATGCTGATAGCCGTACCAAGTAAAAACAGAGCTGGAAGAACAACAACTGATAAGTTGCTTCCCAACCTTGTAACTTTTTTTGTTTCTGAAAGTGAAGTTCATCAATATAGCTATGTCAAAAATGTTGTAGGTATTCCTAACGATGTGCAAGGAATTACTAAAACACGAAACTGGATCCTTAAAAACACAAAGGAAAAAAGAGTTGTAATGCTTGATGACGATGTTAAAAAAACAGCGTTCGTTAAAAGGTATAGTAATAACGTTGAACACGTTAATTTAAAGGATGAGGTTTTTTGGTACGATGAATTTCAAAAGTATTTTGATATTACTGAGCAGATGAATTACAAGATTTGGGGAGTAACAACTGACCATAGTACAAAGAGCGCATATAGTTATAAACCTTTTATGTTTAAAACATACGCTTTGGGGAGTGTTATGGGTATTATCAATGATGGCGAGTATTTATTTAATGAGGAGTTTAAGGTAAAAGAGGATTACGAAATTTGCTTGAGGCATATAAAAGAAAAGGGAGGTTTGCTTGGAGTAAGGTACTTATATTGGGCGAATCACCATTATACCGATGACGGAGGATGCAAGGATTATAGAACAGTATCAATCGAAAAGGAATGCATTAAAAAATTAATTGAATTGTATCCAGGAATGATTGCAAAAGTCAAACGTAAAGGCACTCAATTTGGAATAACTTTAACAATGTAAAATGAGTAACAAGAATTTAATACCATTCAAAAAAGGGCAAAGCGGAAATCCAAAGGGCAGACCTGTAGGAAGTAAAAACCGAAGCACAATAGCAAAGAGATGGCTATCCGTTGAGCAGAATTTAAAGAATCCTTTAACAAGCGAATTAGAAGATATGAGCCAAGAGGATTTAATGACTTTAGCTTTAATCAAAAAAGCAAGGGAAGGAGATACGCAAGCCTACCAAAAATTAATGGACTCAGCTTACGGTGCGCCATTGCAACAAATCGAACAAACCAATATAGAGCAACCTTTATTCCCTGATGTTAGAGAGGACGACTGCGATAAATAAAATACTGGCTCTCAAAAAGCGAATCAAAATAATACAGGGAGGCACATCTGCTGGTAAAACGTTTGGTATTCTGCCTGTGCTTATAGACAAAGCTGCAAAAAAAAGCGGATTAGAAATAAGCGTTGTTGCTGAATCAATACCGCATCTAAGGAGGGGGGCATTAAGAGACTTTCTCAAAATAATGAAATGGACAAATCGTTTTCAGGAGGATAGATTTAATAAAAGCCATTTAAAGTACGAATTTGCAAACGGCAGCTTTATAGAGTTCTTTAGCGCAGACGATGCAAGCAAACTTAGAGGAGCGAGGAGAGATGTTTTATACATTAACGAGTGCAACAATGTAACCTTTGAAGCCTACAACGAACTTTCCATACGAACAAAGCGAAGCATTTACCTTGACTTTAATCCAGCAAATGAGTTTTGGGTACATAGGGAACTAAAAGACGAATCCGATGCCGATTTTATAATATTAACCTACAAGGACAATCAGGCACTTGATGAGGGTATCATTCAACAAATAGAAAAGAATCGCTTAAAAGCGAAGACAAGCGCATATTGGCGCAATTGGTGGACGGTTTACGGAGAGGG